TTCCTCTTTTTCCATATCTTATGTTTCACTTTCTGCACTTACTTCTACTACTTCATTTGTAGTATCAAAGCTGAAGGATAATCCATCCAAACGATTGTAGATATCAACCAGAGCACCAATGACTGTGCCAAACCCAATAGAAGCCAGTTTTTCCTGGTCTCCAATAACAGATTCCATATGGTTAATCTTTTCTACATCAGTTACATAGGTTGCAGGTGTTGTAATTGTTGCAGGAGTTACTTCATCACTGTAAGTAACATTCAAGCAACCTGTACTTTCATTAATCTTGAAACTCAATCCACCCAATCTATCATAAATATCATTGATTACACCAATGATGGTACCATCTGCATAATTTGCAATATCATCAATGGAGCCCATTACTTCAGAAAGCTTTAATAATCTTTGGTAATCATCTGCTGAGGTATCTGGTACCAAGTATACTTTATCGGCATCCATTTTTTCATCATTGGATAATGCTTCATACTCTGCATCATCTTTTAATGTTACTGCTTGAGTATTTCCAGCAACCAATTTGCCATTCATGTACAGCATGATATGATTCACATCCTTTCTATATTATTTTATGAAATAAAAATTTCATTAATGTAATGTCTTTATTATAAGATTTTGCATTATTTCTTATGCAATAAATGAAAAATTGATATCTACCTGAATGTATTCTGTTACAGATACTGTTTCTACTACAATTGCACCTGTCTTGGTAACTTTTACAAATATGGGAGTTGTACTTCCGGCAGCATTTCGAAGACAAGCAGGAATTCCTACAATTTCTCTATCTGGTCGATATCGTTCTGGTAAAGTTGCAATAGTAGTTCCAGTTGTAATACTACCAGCTGAAATTTTAATGGATCCGCCTAAAGTAACAACACCATTTACACGAATAAGTGATTTATTTGTTGCAGTAAATCCGGAGGGAATTGTATATTCAGATGTTTGCATATCGGTAAAATAACCACCATAACGCTCACCTTGGTTATAAAATTTTCCAGCCATATATTTCATTTCCTTTCTTTCCTATTTTATTTAAAATCAAAAGATTTTATATTAAACAATTGTTTTTTGGTTAAAACGATAAAAGATAGGAGAATCTTAAAATAGATTCTCCTAATCAATTTATATAATTACCAATTCATAAGAATTTCCATAAATATCTGTACACATTCCAGTTGAACGATTGATATTTAATTTGGTTTTTTCTGGTAATGGATAATCTGGAACATTCTCGCCATTCTTATTGTATGCAATATAATCATACTTCTTTTCCAAATCATCATCATTTCTATCATCATACCAAATAACTTTGATTTTTACATCATCATTTTCATACTTCAGATATTTCTCTACATCTTCACTTCTGTTAGTATCTCCAAGCGATTCATCAATGCTACTAAACAAATCATCATCATTTGCTTCATCCACATAGTTATCTGGTTCATACATGCTACTTTGATTAATGACATTATTTCTACCAACCGACATAACTTGCTTTAAATATGTGGATGCATAATTGGTAAGATTTGCTTGTTCACTTCCAGAATTTGAACCAAATTCTTTTCGTTCTTTGAAATCTAGATCTGCAATAGTCTTCTTTGTAGAAATGATTTTATCAACTAACTGCATAGAAACTGATCTTGCAGTAGTAATAGAATTAATCAAATCTGTCGTATATTTACTAACACCTCTGGAAGAAGATTTTGTTCCTTCCATCTGATCATATTTCTTTTGTAAACTATCTACAAATTTAGATTGATCCATCTGCAGATTTCGAAGAATTGCCATTTCAGGATCGAAATCTTTCTTATGACTAACACTCTGCCCTTTCTTATCTTTCTTTTTCTTTTTTCCTTTCTTTCCTTCATCAAATCCAGAAAATAAAGATTTTTTCTTTTTCTTTGCTTTTGGAGCTTTGAATGATGTGAGTGCAGCCATCCAATCAGAATCAAGTTCTTCATCATTGCCAGTATTTTCATTATCATTTGATGGGAATGGTGTATCAATCTTTACTTCTTTCTTCTTCTCTTCTTTTTTCTCTTCTGGCTTATTACTTAATAATGAAGATAATAAAGGAGATTCATTTGAATCTAATTCATCCAACTCATCCAATATTGACTTGGACCGATTTTTCTTTTTTGAAGTATTTATATCAAATTGTATGTCTTCAAGATAATACTCACTCATAAATAAACCTTCCTTTCTTATAGATTTTTATTATGATTTTGTTTTTGGTATCGTTTTTTATCTATCTAAAAACATCTTTTTAAAGAACTTGAATAAAGAAGGAAGTGATAAAATGAGTCCAAATAAAGATACAGCAATGTTAATTGACGTGCAATATGTCAAAGCAAATAAAAAAAATAATACTCCAGATTATCTTTATATTATATGGAAAGATTTAGAGACTGGAGAAAAATATTTACAAGCAGTTCCAGAACCAAAAATGGATATCTATTTTGAAAAGCCAGAACTGCGAAATCATTCTTACAATAAAAATTATGAAAAAATAGAAAATTTAAATAAAGTATCTGTAAAAGCAAAAGATGTTATTTTTGAAATTGCAAATGATGCTGGCGAAAGCGGAAAACGATTTATCCAGAATGCATTTGAGACAAAGAATTACAGTGCCTTAAATCAGTTGTATTTATATCCATATGTATATGGAGCTGATTATGATGTTGCATCATGGTATCGTATTCAATGGAAAATGCATCTAGATAATGATACTCCAAAGAAATTAAAGAAAGGATTTATCGATATTGAGGTAGATGGTTTGGAAGTTCCAGGCATGCCATCTCCACAAGATTGTCCAATCAATGCAATCACATTAATTGATGATTCTGCAAATAAAGTATATACATTTCTTTTGGTAGATCGACCCATCATCATGAAAGAATTATCTTTTATGACGCAACAAGATGTATATGACGAATTACATCGAAAAAGTATGTATGATAATATGCATAAAGCACAACACCAAATGATGAAGCATCCAGAAGAAATAGATCAAAAACTTCATGAAATGTTTGATGAATCCTATGGAAAAATGGATTACAACATCTATTTCTATTCCGATGAACGAAAAATGCTTGTGCATTTTTGGCAATTAGTAAATTTATTAAAATTGGATATCATTGGAATTTGGAATATATCATTCGATATTCCTTATTTCATAGAGCGAATGGAAGTATTGGGATTAGACCCAAAAGAAGTGATGTCTCATCCAGATTTTCCAGTTAAGCAATGTTATTTTAAAGCGGATAAAGTCAATCATGATATCAAAAATAAATCTGATAGTTTCTTTCTTACTAGTTATACTGTATTTGTAGATCAAATGGAGTTGTATGCAGCTACTAGAAAAGGAGCTTCAGAACTTCGTTCTTATAAATTAAATTTTATTGCGAATCATGAATTAAGAGATTCCAAATTAAATTATGAAGAAGAGGGTGATATCAAAACTTTACCATATCGAAATTTCTTATGGTTTGTAATCTATAATATCAAAGACGTTTTACTTCAAATGGGAATTGAACGAAGAGTATCTGATTTTGATAGTTTGTATGTATCTTCTTATCAGAATGCAACCAGTTTTGATAAGGTATTTAAGAAAACAGTTACTTTACGAAATGTAGAATATTTATCTTTCTTAGAGCAAGGATTAATTCCTGGTGAAAATATCAATATTTATAATCAAGAAGAAGAAAAATCTAAGAAATATTATGATGATGAAGATGAAGAAGATGACGATGATGATTTTGAGGGGGCATTAGTTGCAGATCCATTATATAATGGATATGTAGGAGTTGAATTGTATGGAAAGAAAACCAATAACATTTTTGCAAATGGTATTGATTTTGATATGTCAGCATTCTATCCAAATTCAATTTATTGCATGAATATCGATCCAAGTACTCTCATCTTTAAAGTAATTATGCCTATCAAGCAATTTAATATCTTTGGAGGAAAACTAAAATTCCGAGGAATCACTGGAAAGTATTTCGAAAAAGAAGATGATGGTGCAAAAGAATGTTTTGATAATTTCCAAACTGGAAATTATATGACGACTAGTACAAAGTGGTTGAATATGCCAGATTTGAAACAGATTCATGATCGATTGAAAAAGAAATTGAAATAAAGGAGAATACTATGCTAGATCCACAATTAAAAAAGAGATTCTATTCATTATGCTCAAAACTAACTTATGTATTTACAGATTTTTATATTTTAACCACTGGGTATATTCTATCCATAGATAAAGAGAAACCATTTGTTGTACAAGTTGATGATGAAAAAATCAAATGGTTTAAAGAAGTATGTGGAGATTTTAAAATTCTCCACATGGAAGATATCAAAGAATTTAAAAAAGGATTCAAAGAAGATACCATTCAAAATGTTTCTGTAGTTACTTCTCCATCAGAAACAAAACGAATTACTGCATATCTTACAGAAAAATTAAAACTGGCAAATTCATGTCAGAAATGGGAAACATTTATTCTTGCAGATAAAGAAAAAGAAAATGAGAAATTAATCTTATCTTTATTTAAGAATAATAATTTTATTGAATTCAAACCAAAAAGTGATGGAATCGTTCCAGAGATTATTTTAACAAAATCTTTGATTCCATTAGTGTCGGAAAAAAATTATACAAATCTCTATTATTCCGTTCAAGAAGTTTCAAAAGATTTGTATTTGATTGTATTTGATTTTGAGTTTGAATTATTCCGTCTATATATGTTTCATTATTATATTGACATTAGTAAGGAGGAAAAAAAGAAACAATGAGTTATTTTAGATTACCATCATATTTACCACGTCATATCAACAAAGAATGGACAAGAGAGAAATTAGATTGGATAAATTACATGCAGTCAATGAAATGGAAAAGATTGATATTTAATATTCAATTCCTTCCTGATGATAATCCATTGATGCAATTACTTATGAATTATGTACATGAAAATGAATTAAAAGTTCATGTATTACTTTCAGATAAAGAAAAAGAAGTATTAGCAAAACAAGTATTTGATTGCTTTATGGGATTAACCAAAACTATTTATAACAGTTTTCAATTAAAAATGTCTTATCAGATATGGAATCTTGTAAAAGAAGACAGTAATAAGGATAACTTTGATGTAATTAATCGCTATAAATATTACTATTACAATCCTTATTTTAATAAAAATATAAGAAAATTACTTTTAGATACTTTTGATGATGAGTATACTTTTAGAGAAATAATAAGTGGATTTTTTCGATACTAAAACAATGATACATTTAATAGGAGTAGTTAGAGATTTTCTCTAACTACTCTTTTTCCCTTTATTTTCTACCCATTGAACATTGATTTAAGGAAATTCAAAAAGAAAGTGAGGCGTAAAAGAAATGGCTAAACCAATTGAGAAAGAACCTGTTTTAACAAAACGCCAAGCCTCCGTTATCAATAGAGGAAATCGAAATATTAGTGGAAACATCAATGCTTTGATGGATGACCTAAATAATATGACGTATGGTATACGGAGAACGGATAAAGTTGATAATTTGGTTGATGAGTTCAATGGACTTCTAAAAACTGAAATTGATAGTATTTCCAAAAGTGCAGAAGGAGATACTACTTCTTTTTTAACAAAGTTATTTTCTGAAAACAATAAGAAAGTAGCTGGAGGAATGAAAGAATTAGAAGATCTTTTTAATGTAGATGAAGGACAATTAGAAGCATTCTTACAAGAAAATTATCGCAATCGTCTGATTAAACATTCTGATCTTCATGAAGTAGCATCTCAGCTTGTTGAATTACGAGAAGCAATTGGAATTACCAGAGATGCAGTTATTTCTGCAGATGTAGTTGATGGTCATATGAGCAGAAATATTACCATTGATGACGATAGTATGCAAGAAGCCCAAGAAGATTACATTCCTATCATTGAAAAGATGGAGAAGAAATTCAAATTGCAAGAAAAAATCAAAAATTTTATTGTTCCAAAGACACTCGAATTTGGAGAATATTATGCATACATTATTCCATATGCAAAAATTTTCGATGATTTCTTAAAAGAGAAAAATGTATCCAATGGAAAATATAGTGATATGCTACAGTATCGTCCATATTCTGAAAATTATAAAGCATATTCTGAAGCAACCGAAATTACATTAGCAGAGTTTATCAGTAAAGACGAAACAAAGAAAAAAGCATTTGTAAAAGAATTTACAGAATCAGTAAAAGAAAATCCAGATTATATATCTTTATCAATTGATAAAAAACATAGCTATGATAAAGTAGTATCCAAAGAAATTGAAGCTATCTTAGAGAATATTACTATTTGTAATACTCCGGTTCCTCTTTGTGTATTAGAAGAGGGAGTAGATTCTTCCAGAGAATATTTTCATGAATTTGTAGAAAAAGCTTATGTAGAAACTAATGATTCTGAAATTTCTTTCGATCATGTAATGAAAGGTATAGATACTGGAATATACAAAGGATCCTCAAAAAATACAAATGGAAAGTCAAAAAAGTCGGAATTTTCCAATATCAAAGATTGTTATTTTAAGTTAATTGATCCAATTCACTTATTACCAATCGAAATCATGAATGAAACTATTGGATATTATTACATCCAAGAAGAAGATATCACTCCATTATCTGGTATTGTAACTTCTACTGTTTATTACAATAAATATGATGGAGATCATTCTGAAAGTAATGTATTAAGTTCAATTGCAGAAACTATTGTAGCTGCATTTGATAAAAAATTCTTAGAGAATAATATGAAATTTAAGAATTTAATTGTAGAAGCATTGAATTACTTCAAATTAAACAATCGAAAAATCAAATTTCAATTTATTCCAAAAGAATATATTGTATCCTTTAAAGTAAATGAAGATGAGAATGGTCATGGTACATCTATTATTGAACCATCTTTATTCTATGCAAAACTTTACTTGATGTTATTACTATTCAAAATCATGTCTATTGTTTTAAATAGTAATGATACAAAAGTGAATTATATCAAACAATCTGGAATTGATAAGAATGTCTTAAATAAAATAGAAGAAATTGTAAGAAAACGCCAGCAACGACAAGTAACCTTAATGGATATGTTTTCTTATACTACACTTATCAATAAAATTGGACAAGGTTCTGAAATGTATATTCCAGTAGGAAAAAGTGGAGAACGTGGAATCGAAACAGAAATTCTTTCTGGGCAAGATATACAAATGAACAATGAACTGATGGAAATGTTAAAGAAAGCTTATATTACAGGCACAGGTGTTCCAGATGTTCTTATGAATTATATCAATGAAGCAGATTTTGCAAAAACATTGGAATTAGCAAATAATAGATTCCAAGGTAGAGTAGTATCTTATCAGTTAGATTTCAATACTCCAATTACAGAAATGTATAAAATCATTCTGAAAAATTGTACTACTATTCCAGAAGCTGTAATTGAGTCTATGGAATTTACATTTGCTCAACCGAAATATCAGAATTCCAATATTACAAATGATTTGTTAAATAACCATAATGCATTAGTAGAGTTCTTATGCTTACTATTCTTTGGTCAGGATGGATTGGATGATCCAAAACAAGCAAGTGCGATTAAGAGATTTAAGAAGTCTTTAGCAAAAGATCGTTTGCCAATGTTAAACTTCACAGAAATTGAAGATATGTTTAAGAAAGCAATGATCGAAGGTGAAGAAGATGAATTAAATCCAGAAAACACAAATGATGAGGAATCTTAATTCATTTCTATATACAATAAAAAATCCCATGTATGGAACTTCCATACATGGGATTCATTTTTAGGTTCTTACAAATGTATTCTTCTGAGAAGAAGTCTTTGCAGCAAGTTTACCATTTGAAATATTGTAATATGAACCATTATCTCCACTCGGATACAGATCACTATCTGTATAACCAGAGTTGAAGTTCAGAGAGTTCATAAGTACATTGTACTTCGTAAGTAACTGCTTAGCCTTTTCATTAATCTGTGGAGACATATAACGTGAACACGTAAATGCAATCTCCAGCGGAACCAACTCATGCTGACCAGCATCGTAGTTGAAATGATCCAACTTGATTTCTTTCGGGAAGCAGTTTGCAAATAATGCAGCATACTCCACATTTAAACCAGTCTGATCAGTTACTACATAGATAAACTCTGCAGTCTGATTTGCCTGGCAAACCGGAAGATTATAGTTTTCATCATTCTGAGTTCCATCATTGTAATAAGTGGATAAACCAGAATTGATATCAGACACACCGTTAATCCAATACTGAATTACTTCACGCATCAATGAGCCAGAAAACTCATATGTCTTGATTACTAATTCATTTGCATCATCGGTTGCAATATTCGGAATCTCAACCTGTTTGTTCGTATATCCACCCTGCATCTGATTAAACTGCATGGTAATGTTGTTATTTCCAGATACACCTGTATTAGCATACTCTAATACATGCTTGAACTTTTTCATCTTATCAGGGATCTTATTATTCACAAAGATTGGCTGACGAATCATGAAGATACGACCAAAACCAGTCTTTAATGGATCATACTGTAAGAGAGAATCTCTCGTTACATTCAGACCACCTAAAAATAACGCATAATCAGTGATGTTTGCCATATCATGCGTATGGATATTACTCTGAAATGTATTAGCCATTTATTCTCACTCCTTTCCTAGTTTATCCTAAGAAATTACGTTTGTTAACGTCAATTTCAATAATAGTTCTCTTATTCAGTGTTCTGAACTGTACAGCTACATAGCAATGAACAATCGAACGCTCAGCTTCCCATTCGGTTACATCAAATGTAACGCTAAATGTATCGAGTTTTCTTCCTTCCCAATCAGCAAATTTCGCCTCTTCACTCTCGGAGAATCTTGCACGATCTTCTGCAGAAGTAAAGTTATACAGATTATTCCAGCAATCACGCTCGATTAATCTCTTTAATTCAAACAGAGTATTCATATTATTCTCTTCCATAAGATCAGAATTGAAATCCTGAGCAGTATTCTGAGAAGCTCTCTGATATACATTCTCTTCCACTGTCTCGAAGTAATTGATTCTAGCATTGTAGAGCTTCTCTTTCAACTCCAGATCAATATCTTCTACTGACGGTTCAAGTGAATTCTTAATATGATCAGATAACTGGCAATAAGACTTCACGAATGGAATATGAGATCCATTATTCTTAAAGTGTGCAGCTAATACCTGTGCATAGTAATATGTAACAGTAACTTCACACTTCTTCTTATTTACAAGATCCTTAACAGTATAATGCTGGAATTCCTTGGAAAGATTTCTTGTATTGAAGATTGAGTACTGCTCAATGATATTATCTACCTGAGCTAAGGTGGTTTCATTACCAGCATCAATGTAGCATAAGCAGTCATTTCTTGTGGTTGCAAGATCTGCTAATACTTCCTTAACTTCAAATGGATAGTTTGCATCTAACAGTGCATTGCATGGAATACGTCTTGGAGATAAAATAGTTCTATCTAAGTTACCTTCAAATGCTTCCGTATAAGCTGCTGTTTCTGCTTCATATAAAGCCTGTTCGTCGGTAGCACCAAATGCTCCTTCATCACCACCAGATAATGAAGTACCCTGTGGTCTATCTACAGAAATTACAGTATCATCAGTACTCTCAGTTACAATTGTGATATTGCTATTTGCAGTATCATTTGCAACTCCAAGACCAAAGAATGGGTCAAACTCATCAATTGAAGGAATCGCATCCTGTAAATCAGTACTTAAGTTACTTACAAAGTCTACGAATTTCTCATAAACTTCAGTAAAGTTATCTTCAAGAACCTGTACATCCATAACTGCAGAACCAGTATCTGCATCATCAATGATATCATTGATTAATGTTAAACTGTTGTACTGCGGAGATGTGCAAAGAGCACCTACATAAGTAGCTACTTTCTCCAATCCATCGGAAGCATCCAATGCTTCAAATGAATACATCTTGATACCATAATCATACTCATAATCAGTGTTACGAGCAATTCTCCAACGATAATTATTTCCATAAGTACCTCTACCCATCATACGGAAGGTAACTAAAGGTACTGTATAGAATCCATCCTCGTCTGGTTCAGTTGTCTTTAATGCCTGTGCATAAAGCTTCAACTGCTTCTTAAACATCTTCTGAGTCTTGTACGAACTTGAATCTGCAAAGGAACTCTTATCTACATAAGAAGCACTATATTTAATAATGAATTTTCCTGTTGCCTCATCCGTTTTATACTTTAAAGACAAAATACAGTTAGCAGCGAAAGCATCATCCGGCATTACACGCATACAATAAACTGTAGCATTACCAGAAGATAACATTGCTAAAGGCATCATTAACGGCTGACCATACTTTGCATAGTCAGAATTACCATATGTCTTTGTAAAATCAGATAAATCATCTTTCTTAACGAGTGTATTATCAATACCCATTGGAGAACGGAATACACAAATAAATTTGCTATTCGTATCCACCGGTGTACTAACTGCATCGTCAAACTGCGTATAGTCGTTAATATAAGTTTCTACATGGGAATGTAAATACTTAGGCACGATCTGAACTGCTTGTGGCATATCGTTTCACTCCTTTTCTTCTATATTTTCATTTTATTATTTACAATCAGAAAGACTATAAATTTTATATAATTGTATCAAAAAATTGTGCTGAATTCTACAATTCAGTAGGTTTAATACTTAATTATTTGTTCAACTGGAGACTCTCTCTCCTTTACTTTTTCACGAGATTTATTCAAAGAGGTAGTAATCATGCTATCAATATCTTCATATGTCAATGCAGTAAATGTTGAATTATACTGGCAAATCTGACGAATAGAAGCAGTCGTATAATCATAATCACTAACTCCTTCATTGGAAGCAATCTTAGAAAACTTTTGAGACATGTCTTTCGGATTTCGATACATAACAGAAAGAATTTCTTCCAAGTAAAGAGAAGATACTCCAAAATGGACATTATTCAATTCCTGATTTTTCCTCCATACTTCCAGTGCTTTGGAATATGGGATAATCCCAGGAAGATTACCAGAAGTAATAAACTTCAAATAATCTTTGGAATATGTATCATCTTCAAAAATCATAGATTGCATAATCTTTGCATCTTTCAAATATTTTACAACTTTGCATTGCATAATTTGTTTACTGGATAATTCTACTTCTCGTATCTCAGAATCATAAACATTAATGTCAATCATTGTAGGTAGATTTAATGTCTTCATATCTTTCAATTTTCCATTTTCAAAAATACCAACATTAAAAAATCCAAGTACTTGAATTTTATCGGAAAGATCTTTTGCAAATCTTCTGGTTGTATCAAAATAATACATTGGAATATAAAATTCACAATAAGGTGCATCCAGATAAATATAATTACCATCCGATCGAAAAACTGACATTATTTCACCACCTTTCATTTTGTATTCTGACAGCAAAAAAATTGAGTAATAGACATAATTGCCTATTACTCAATTGTTAAGCGTTGAAAATCTTATTGGATTAAAGTGTAAGAGTAGTCTTTGTGATAGAACCTCCAGAAAGTAATCGAAGAATATCTTCTTCACTTTCCATAATATCATCAATCGCCTGTCCACTTTCATCACAATAATTGTACATTCCAGGTTTTTCTGAATTTGGTATATAATAACGTCCATAGGTATCTTTGTATACTTCAATCTCTTTTGGAATTAAAGTACCACCCATTTCTTCTGCCATCTTATCAAGTTCATCCAATACTGGAGAAGATTCTACTGTATCAATAATATTGGTAAGTTTATCTGCTGTCATTGGAACTCCAGTTAATTCAGTATCTGTATTTAATTCTGTTGTATCAGAATTACTTTCTTCTTCTATTTCAGTTTCTTCTACAGATTCTTCTTCTGTTGATTCTGGATTCAACATTTCTCCATATACTGAATCAGTCTTTATTTTTACTGAACCATCTGTTCCTTTACTCTTCTTATCAATAACTTCCTGAAGCTGACTTCTTAATTCCTCTGTACTTAATGTAGTATCTGGAGTTAATCCTTCATTTTCCAAAGAAGAAATAATCATCATTCTTCGTTTCTGCTCATATTCTTCATCTCTCTTTTTTCTTTCTGGATGATTTGGAGATGTTGTATTGTATTTGGTAAATGTTTCCATATAAGGTTTGAAGTTATCATCAATATCCATAATAAATGCAATAAATTTATTTTCTGTTTCTGCAGAATCAAATTTGTGATAAACCAAATTATACAATTTGATCAAAATTGCATTTACATACATATTGTCATATTTGCTATATGGATCTGTATAAGAGATAAATCGCATTACATGGAATAAGAAAATATTATTTAAATCATAATACTCTTCTGGTAAAAACATCTCTTCAATATTTAAGAACTTCTTATAGATTTCTTCATTGTATCCAAATTTTGGAAGTCTGGATTTGAATTTATCCATAATAAGAGAAGATCTTGTAGTATCGAAGAATGTTTCTTTGATATTTCGAGCTTCTTTCTCTCCATATTTTGTAAGTCGATCTGTTAAGAAAGAAAGATTACTGGATTTTTCAATGACTTCCAATTTCTTCATAATCTCTTTTTTCTTTTTTGGATCTTCTTCCTGTTCTGCTTTTTCTTTTAAAGCATTCAGTTTTTCCATCTTCTTTGCTTTGTATTCATCGGAATTTACATAATTGAAATAATTCTCATATGCTTCATTGGACTGCTTTGTAATATCAGATTTGTTATTCTCCATTTTCTTCAATTCATCCAATGTTGATACAATATCCAGAAGAATATGTTTTACATATTCTACAAATGGCTTCTCTTTGTAATCTTCATTTGTCTTCCATGATTCTTCCATTGCAGAAATATTTTTATCATCTGTAGATGTTTCTGAAAGCAATCGTTTGATATCTGCTTCATCCATCTGCTCGATATCTTCTGCGCTATAGTTCTTTAATCTATCTTTGATTTTAATATCCAGATTATATACATTCTGAATACTTGTATTGATCATATCATCAAAGAAATTTATCTGTGTTTCCATACTCTGAATCATTTCATCCAGATTCTTAAAATCTTCACGTACTGACATAATGTGTCCTCCTACTAAAATAATATTTTAAGAATTTGTGTTTTTCATTATAAATAAAAATAAAGGGATACAAAAAAATAGTATCCCTTTAAATTATAAATTAAAATCCATTTAAATCATCAAATAAGGACATATCAAGTTCTCCATTCTGACTGTAATCTTCCAATACACCTTCTGGAGTAGACTCAATAATTCCATTGTGAATTAATCCTTTTTGATATAACGTCATAGATTCTTGTTGAGATTTTAAAATTGCTAATTTCATCATCTCTTCATAATTATTTTCTTTCCGAACTAATTCTTGTTTCTTGATAATATCAATATCTCTTTGTGGAATAATACCAGTATAGGTCACATCATCATATGTTTTCATTCCCTGATTCTGGTTTTTAATTTCCTCAGATCCTTTGACAAATCCAAACATTGCAAGATTGTTCCCATGATAATATACATATAATCCAATCAGATAAGACATAACACTATCATCATGAAAGCCTGGGCCTGCCTCCACCTTGCCCGTCTTTGTTCTTACCAAACGAGAAATATCTTCTGTAATATTTTGAGTTATAAATTTCTCCTTGTATTCTGCCATATGACGGAATAATATTGCTATCATATCATCTCTACTTGTATTTCCAGTATATACACCATAATATTTTTTCTGTTCTGCTTGTTTTTTAAGCATGCTGGTAATATTTTGATTATCTACCATAGTTTGCTCAACCAAATCACGATTCTTATCAAAATAAATATTTTGACTAATTGATGAATTGAGTAGATGGTCAATAATTCCATCACCAACAGAGTTACGCTCAATAACTACAATTGCTCTTGGAATATACTTCCTTACAAGTTCAATAATCAATTTTTCAAACTGTGTCTCTCCAATATAAGGGCATTTAAATTCTGCAACTGGCTCTACGATATATGGATCAAGAATTGTAATAGCATTCGAGTCGCTATTTGTTCCAGTAGAACAGTCGATAGACACAATATATGGTTTTGTTCTTTCTAATTCTTTATAGATATCAAAACGATAATTTTCAAGTAAATATAACTCACTAATAATTGGTCGAATACATTGTGTAATATATTCAATATCAGATTGATCAAATGGTGAATCTGAAGAACCTCTAAGTCTCTGTAATAAAATCTCACGTTTTACTACAAGAGGATTAGAAATTTTATTATACATTTCTCTCAACCATTCATCAGTAAGTCCGATTTGTTTATAAGAATATTCAATATAAACAATTCCATTACCACCATTATGTCTTACATACTGTAGTACTTCATTGTTATCATCATTTTTATCCCACTGCATGTCATACATTTTCTCTGTCCATTTAGTTGTATGAGATAATAATTCTTGAGCTTCCATACCAGGAGCAGTATCAAGATCACCAGGTGTACATGAAAAAATTCTTCCATATAATGCACCATTTTCTTTTGCATTTCTTGCTGCAGTTTCATATGTTGATACAGAATTTTCTACAATTATTTTGATATGATTTGTAAATTCAGGTTCCTAATTATTTTATAGACTATATCTTTACATAAAGTATCTATTATTCTCTTAGTCGTTGATTCAATATCTGAATGCTGATTATCTATATTATTAGATTATAACACTTTGGTACTAATAATATAAAAGATGTTCCAGCAAATAAATAGATTTATTATCTAGACAAACCTGTGAATAATTTTTACCACTCATGATTTGCACATGTTTCTAGTCAATCTAGATGAATAAAGGGTGCTGTCATTCCTCGGGCAAGAGATAATGCAGATTCATAACTCGTTGCCTTTGCCTTTAATATAATTCTGTTATTTGTTATAGGATGCTTCATTGATGTAGCATTCTTAATCGCTTTCACAACTTTTAATTTTCCAGTCGTTTCATCCTCTTCCAATATCTGTTCAAATTTCAAATATTCTGGTAAAAGATCAATTTGATCTTTTAATCGTTGTAAGTTTTCTTTTGCATTTGTACCATCTTTATTAATGAAAATAAAGTTTGAGTTACTCGTGCCAAAAGAATATGCCCAAGCAAATACTGCTAATACAGATTGTGTCTTTCCCTGCTCTTTTTATAAAAATAGACTATATCTTTATCCATTTAAAAATGGAACCTTTTATTCTTCTTAGTCGTTGATTTAAATACTAAATGCTGATTGTCTTTATTATCAGATTATAACACTTTGGTACTAATAATATAAAAGATGTTCCAGCAATTAAAAAGGTTTTATTAATAAATTACTTTATTAAGAGACAGCAATATATCGTCTCGGTAGACATAACCATGAATCTATTCCATGTAATATGCACCATGTCTGAGCAATATTTCCTCGATTTGCTTTGTAAGGTACACCAGTTCCGCCAGGCGTAGGTATTCTACATATTTCTCTTAAATAATACCAGATATTTCTGGTACATTCATTCATAATACGAGAAATTTGATCCATTGTGAGTTTATCACTATATGGATCAACATCGATTAATGAATAATCACATATCTCTAACATAAAATAATAATTTTTGACACCGAGACTTCTTAAATCTTTTGCAACTTGTAAAAATGATTTATTAGAAGTCCCAGTATCATAAAATTTATTTTTTATACGTTTGATACGATTTCGATTGATGGCGGAAGATGGTCTTGTCGATATAAGATCATCCATATATTTTCACCTCTTATCCTTCATAACCAGTTGGATACTGTATTGTAATGCCATAACTAATCTCAGGAAGTTTTCGATTGATTGCATCATCTTTATATTTTTCCAATCTTGTTCGCATTTGAATCAAGGATTCTCTGGAATGTGGAATGGAATACCTTGGATTTTTGGAATCCAGTAATGCCAAGTAGTAATCAATCGTATCCAATTTACTATAGATGTAACTTACAATCATCATCTTATCATCATTGGATTTGATATTATTTACTTCCAGTGCAATATAATCAATATCTGCAGGATCAATTCGCTTTAATTTCTGAATACGATTAAAGAAAGCTTCGCTTGCATAAAATTCATTGGTAATTCTATCTACTTTTTCTTCAAGATATTTATCTTTTGCTTCTGTTGTAATAGAACCACCATTCTGGTTTCCATTAAAGATATCTCCTACTTTAATAATTACAGCTTTAGTAAATTTACTTGGAGTAGATACAATCATCTTCTGCATATTCTTTCTTACAATTGTATTCTGTCGATTCTGCAATTGATTTATAGTATCCATAGAAAATAATGTCAATTCTTTCATATCACTATCTTCATCAGATGATACTCCAGCATACTTAATGATTTTTTCAATAGCAGAATTCAAATCACTTCCATATCCAGCATTCACAGAATAAGTATCTGCTTGAATTTCATTCTTTATTGTACTTTTGCTACGGTTAAAATTACATGCATTTAAAATTGGAAAACACAGTATCTTACTAAAAATATTATCTTTTAATAATTGCTTGGTCACCAAATTGGATTTTGCATATTCAAATCGTACTACTTTTGCAATTCTCTTTGGAATTGTAGCACTGTGAATTACATGTCCAACCTCATGCAACAATAATGCAGTTAACTCCTTCTCAGAAAGACCTATATCACTCTGTAACATTCGTGTATCAATTTCAACAACCCATTTTGCATTGTCATTCCAAATAGTTCCAATGGTCATATCATTTTGCTCAGTTACAATCGCATTGATTAACTTATCAATGGTAGATTCTTCCGGGTAAATACTCATAACATAGCATTCTTGATTCTGACTTTGTGGACTGATTGTAGTTACATCAATCGTTTTATTTGTAATTCCATGCAATGCTTCTGAAATACTACGAAGTGCAGATACATCAGATTCATTCGCTTTTAAGCGAGTAAATGCATTCTCAATATCTGCAAACTTCTCTTTATTGATAGTCATTGATGCCAATTTACACACATCCTTTCTTATTAATTTATTATATTGTCTAAAGACTTAAAAAATAAAAGTAAATAAAAAAGAGAGATGAATTCGAAAATTCATCTCTCTTATATTCACTTAGTGAACAACTCTTAGTGCTCAAGAATGAACGGCGTATTCTGGAAGGATACAGATCCCTGAATACCCTGGATAGAAGCAGTCGTATTTCTGGTTGTTCCCATGAGGTAAGTCATGGAACCACCCGGACGAGTTGCTGATCTATAACCACTGTTCTGAGCAGTTAAGATATGTGTTGTATACTTGTAGTGCTTGAATGTGAACTGATCATTGCTTAACGGATACGGGATAAAACGTAATTTACGATCATCCTTGGAATCATACTTCATGGTAGAAACTACCTGAATCTTTAATCCACCAGCATTCATTACACCATAGCTGTAGTTCATCTTCACACCACCAACGGAATCACCAGATTTTACAACCCAGTTTACTTCCGGATCGAGTAATGAAATATAACGCGGATTGCCATAAACAACGAACGTCATATTCTCAATCTTTGCAGTATCGCAAATATCGATTACGAAACGATCAATGTAGAACTTCAGCATCTTCTGGATATACTCTACCTGTAATGCAACTGTCTGCTTGGTAGAATCACAGTCAAATACCTGCTCACGAATAAAGCTATTAAATCCAAGCGGATCTAACTCTACACCCTTGTACTTATCATACTCATTATCAAGGAACTCTAAGATCTTGCTATCTTCCATCTGTACTAAGATGTCAGACAGATCATTGTAGGTGAGCTTATAGAGATCCATATCCATAAGTGCCTTTGCATCTTCAAGCTCTTCAAGAGAATACGGAACATCTGCACGGAAGCCATCTTCGATCTTCCATTCATGCTCTTCTCTGGTACGATCAAATGTAACAGTTCTCTCATTTAACTCATTTGAGATATAGCCATCGAATACAACAGACTTAACCTTACCATTTACAGATGCAATATTTACCGTATTGGTGATAAAGTCAACGGTACCAGTTACGATATCAATCAGATTTCCATCGTCATCCTTGATGTTACCACCAAGCCAGGTAGAATCCTGCATATTGATTCTCATCTGAACTGGAACTTCCTTATCATCATCTGTTAAGATTACCTTAATAATCTTAAGATCAAATGTAATATGCTCTCTGGTCGGATCCGTTGCATCGGTTAACTTCTCAATAATATTGTAATTGAAAAGTTCACTGATATCAACTGGAGTATTCTTGATCGGAAGACCCTTACCAGCATTGTAAATCTCCTTGAAGTCATCCTTGAAGAAGCACTGCGGATACTCCCAACGCTTTCCAGTCTTCTCATCAACTACCCAACGTCTCTCGATATGTTTCTTAATTAACGGACTCTTGGTTACTTCTGTCTGGATAATATCCTTGGAAGCAATGGCAAGATTCTGCTTAATTAATACCGGGAAGTCGATAGCCTTAATTGGTAAAAGCTGACCAACTCTTGTAGACTCGGTGATCATATCATCTACACAGTTATCAAATAATGTACTTGTCTGCTCATATAAGGTTGCATATCTTGAGCTATCTGCCTTTGCATCAAACTCTTTACAGTCATCATGTAACTGTGAAAGAAGTGTATCCTTAAAGCTTTCCATAATAGCATTATTTTTAATCATGAGGTTAATATCAACCATTGGATTAATGGAATGTACTGAAAGCTCATCAAATGCCTGTTCATACATAGACTCGAAGCTATTCTTGTCTGATCCATGAGAAAAAGAACCAATGGTTTCTGTCTCTTCAAAATTCTTTGAAGACTCAGTTAAGAAATTTAACATAGTTCATGTCACTCCTTTTCTTCAATATTTTTTAAATATATTTTATCGAATTGTATAATTATTTAATCATAAAATGGGAATTCTATAACTATAAAACTACACATTCGTTAAAGCTGATTATTTTCATAATCTTTATCTCATTGTTTTAAATTAATCTTGTTATTTCTTAATAATTCAAAGTTTAACTTTACAATTGAGATTACTGTTTCAAAATATATCAAGATTTGTACATAAGACTGTGATTTATAACGAATTGTCATATAATCATACATCGCATCATGTATATCTTTTAGATTATTGGTTACAGTTTTAATAACTGCATTTTGTGTTGCATCATTTTTTACAACATCTTGTATCTTTTCCAAAAAAGAATCAATGGAATTATACAATCGTAAAAATCGTTTATACATATGGAACTTTTTTATCTTTTCATTCTTTTCTTCTTCTGTTTCTTCTGGTTCATCATTTGAATCATCTTGAGAATCATCAGTTGAATCACTAGCATCATCAGAATCATCATTATAATCGGTTCCATCATCTCCAGTATCTGGACCATCATCTGTAGTGTCATCTGTATCATCATCTGGATTATCATCTACATCTGTATCATCTGTGGTATCATCAGCATTATAATCTGTACCATCATCTTCTCCAGTAGTTGGTCCATCTGCTATATCTGTTGTTGAAGCATCATCTATTGTAGCATCTTCCGTATCATCATCTGTAGCACTATAATTTGTACCACGGCTTTCGTGAGGAGCTACTTTTATTCTATTGGTATCATCTCCATAATCAGTACCTCTATTTTTTCGAGGAGCTACTTTAACGGAGATGGTATCTTCGTTATCGTCAGCTTCTCGAAAGTATCTTTCAAAAGCTGACATTTCTGTTTGAATTTTCTTAAACATAGAGGTACACACCTTTCTTTAGATGAACTTTGCATTCCCACCAACACGAATTAATTCTGCTTCCAGTTTATCTCGGATACGCATCAGCTGATATTTCTGTTTATTATCACCATTTGCTTTTGCATCCTCAATCTTTTCTTCGGTTACTTTAATCTCTGCTTTTAATTCTCTAGTAAGCTCATTTCGAATACGAATATCTTTTGTATGAGAAAATCTCTGGCAGATTGCAAGTACAATATTAAGAACCGGATTAATTGCAAATGCACCATAATGCATAATACAAATCTTCAATGCTTTGAAATATTTTTTACGAACTCCGGGTTTGATAATATACTCTTTTCTTCGATTATCATCAAGCTCATCCCATTCGTCTACTGTTTTCTTAATGGAATCCGTAACAGAAGTTGGAATCTTTGCAACAGCTTTTCCTGCATTTCTTGCATCCATTGCATTTCGTCTTCCCTCTGCTACTTTTTTCTTAAATTGTACATTTGCATCCAAAGCTTTATTCTGAATTCTCTGGAATATATTTCGCTTCTGTGGTTTTTCAATCTCTTCATATTTTTCAGAAACCAACTTATCAAAATCAGCATCTGTATCTGAATTTAAATATTTTTCATCTCTTCGCTTTTTTGCTTCTGCTCGTTTCTTACTTTCTTCATCATCATCAGAATCATCCTCGGAATCATCTTCTGTTTCATCTGATTCCTCTTTATTTTTCATTGGAGTATATACTTTTGCAGCTTCTTTTTCTGGATCATTCTCTTTCTTTGAAGATGTTCTATCATCGGAAGCAGTTGAACCAATGGATTTTGCTACAATCTTACTTGGACCACCATTTGCAGTGAAATAACTTTCATTGACATTATGAATAGAAGTTTCCAAATCTGATATCATATGCTCCATAAATGTAATCTGTTCTTTGATACTCTGTGGAATCTTTTCAATGGTTGTACTTTCAAAGCATGCATTTTCAATCAATGTATTTGTTACTACAGATTCTTCATAATAATCATAATCTGTAAGTAAAAATGCTAATGACATTTCTGCAATTGCATGTTCACACAGAAGACGATTCAGTTTTTCTGCATCATTTTCTTCTGCTAACATTTCTGTGTATACGTCATCATTGAAGATTCTATTAACTGCATTTTCAGCAGTTGAATAATTCATATCAAAGTTTTCTACTTTTTCTATAGTTACAGAATCTTCCATATCCATTTCTTCAACACAAGCAATACTTCCAATGAGATGTCTTAAATTTACATTGGAAATATTATTTACTGTAGATTCCATAGCTGTATCTAGCATCATTCGCTTTAATACATTGGAAGAATATGCATTCAATTGATATTCATCTGGAGTTTTTGGATCCAAGTAATAATTTTCTTTCATATACATATAAAGCTTTGCAGATAAATCATTGGTAGATGCAGTTAAATTAATTGCATCTATGATATTTCCTGTATGTGCTTCTTCTGTAAAAAAAGATTCCAATGTGGTAAAGAAATCTTTGTTAGTCTCATCTTTCTGATATTCATATAAAGCATCGTAATAAGGATGAACCGCAGATGTATTTTCCATAATCGAATTATAAAGATGAATAGTATGCTCTTGTGAAGTATACTTCTCTGTTACTATCTGTAACAAATCTTTATACATATTCAGCTGATCTGTCGACATATGCGATTCATTTTCTGATACATAATCACTTACTTTTATGAACTCTTCTTCCACCATATCCAATGGGATGGTAGTGTTTTCCATAATATTCTTATAGAATTCATACCCTTTCATTGGCTCAGAAAATATATAACGAGAATTCTCAAGAATAAAAGATAATGGTTGATTCTCATATAATACTTGGTATTGCAAAGCACCTAATTTTGAGTAGTCTTTCTTTAAATTCTCAAATTCTCGAATTAATACCTTAGTGGAAGATTCATTAAATATTCGATCCTTATTAAATTCAGGCATATTTGATTACCTTCCTTTCTTTTAAAATTGCAATAAATCTTGCGTATTTATTAAGTATTTGTTAAATTACGGAAAAATCATATAATTATTTTTTAATATAAATATAACTATTATTTATAGATAAAAATAATTCGCGGGTATGGTGGAAATGGCAGACGCGGCGGACTTAAAATCCTCTGACTAAAAAGTCGTACGAGTTCAAGTCTCGTTACCCGCACTCATAGAATATGAATGGTAGGAATAGATTCTACCATTCATATTTACTTGTTTTTATAGTAATTCTTTCTACAATTTAATAAAATTTAAGTCATTGACTTAATGAGTATTAAAAAGAAAGGAATGAATCATATGAAAACATCTACATACAAAAATATGAAGTTAGTAATCTTTGAGTCTGCTGCTGATGGGTCTATCACAACAGAGGAAAGAGATAATCTGCTTGTAAAACTGGAAAGTAAGAAAGAGGATACAGAATTAACTCAGGAAGGAATCAATGATTTCTTAGATGAGTTAGCAGATAAGTATCCAGATTTGGCAGATGATATCGAGAAGCTTGGTAAGAAGATTAACAAGACAGATGATTCATCGGATGATTCCAAGGATGATAGCTCTGATGATTCTAAGGATGATGATTCTGGAGAAGTTTCTGAAGCAGCATTATCTCTGTATGACAGCATTATGAATTTATAAAATAAGTCTAGGATAGTTTATAATAACTATCCTAGATTTTTTATCTGAAAAAGAATTTGTATTGTTACAGTAAATTAAATTTGCAGTGTAAATCTTTTAGAAAGGATGAGAATAATGAAACACAAAGATATGTATATCTGCGATTATTGTGATTTTGAATGTAGCGATCCACATGAAATGGATCAACATGAAGCAAATCATTTTGGATTAACCACAGAAGAATTGCATGGTTATTATAGTCAAAAGCAATTTTATGCATTTGCAAAGAATAAATATAATGATGCAAAAAATAATCCAGAAGTTGCACAAACTATTATTGACCAATTAGAAGAGAAAGTAAAAGAAGCAAAAGAGAATTTAAACAAATTTGAAGTTGAGCATACATTGGATATTACTGAATAAACAAAAAATAAAGAGTAAGGAAAAAATCCTTACTCTTTATTTCTTATCGTTCATCTTCAGTTAAATCTGGAACTACATCAATTGATTCATCATCCGATTCATTTTCAATGACTGGTTTTATATCTGTTTCTTCTTCTTTCTTTTCTATATCTTTCTTTCCAGTATCAACTGGACCTTTGATATTAAACATATTTACAATCAATTCGTATGCTCCGGAAGAAGCTAAACCAGAGATTGCTCCAATAATCAATGTATTCATTGTAACACTTTCATCTGGGTCTGACGATACCAATATAATATTGCAAAATGATCCTACTACAAGCATAATTAATGGAATATTCTTATTTGGTATCGTAGAATAATTCTTAATCAGATATCCAATGATAAAACAAAATGCTACTACTGAAAAATTTAATATACCAGTTAATTCATTTATTTCAAACATTAATCCTCAACCCTTTCTAACATTGCTAAGAACTCAGTGTCATTCAAATCATCATTTAAATATTTTTCATAAATATCAATAATGATATCTTCTGTACTTTCTTTTTTAAATGGAAGAGTACCAAAATATTTATTGCATTTCTTATTACTACAAACCCATACTGGTTCTCCTCTGAGAAATAATCCTACTTTTGAACCACATTCTGGACAAACCTCTGGAACTGGTTTTCCTTCATCATTGATTCGCTCTACTGCTTTTTCTTCCATTTCTTTTTCTGGAAAATATTTCGAAAATCGATTCTTTTCCGATGTATGAATTTCATCTTCCAAATCATATGCTTTGATTTTTTCTATGATGTTTGCAGCTAATTCTTTCTCATATTTCTTTTCTACATAATTAAAAAAGCGTACTGCAGATTTTACATGTTCTTTTGTATCTAACGGAAATTTTCGTTGTTCTGGAACTCCAAATAAATCATCTGGAATTTCAGATCGTTTTGATTCATTCACTATATCATACACGTTATACACTTCCTTTCCTGATGATAGGATTATTTAATCTAATGTCTAATTATAAATTTGACAATATTTTAATACAAAATGGAAAGAGGTGGAAGGTATGGTTTGCTTATACAAAAAGAAAAATTTTAAAATTTATGGAGAAAATGGTGCCTATATTATCCATAATACACATAAAGTATTTTCTGAAGGTCATACACATATTAACAATTACCATACAGCAAAATGGTTAATTGATTTAGCAATCCATAGAACAATTCCAAATAGAAAATCCAATTATTTCTTAGATAGTTTGATTCGTATAAGTACTGATGCAAACTACATTGAACAATTAAAAAGTAATAAGAGATAGAGTAGAAATTTCTACTCTATCTCTTAATTTGCTGTTAAAATGTACCATTCAGATACTGCTCGATAGTGATTTCTTTTTCATCAGATTTTTCATCTTTCTGAATTATGAGTTTATCAATAGATGCTGTAACACTACCTTCATTTGTTTTAGAAATTTGAAATTTTACTTTTGGTAATCCAAGTAATCTCAAACGCTCATTGAATGCATCTATCATACTATTAATTTCCATTTGTGTAATTTCATCAATTTCTGTTAAAGAAGTATATTTTTGTTGAAAATCCATATTCAAAGAATATGCATCATCTTCAAGACTAGTTATTACATTCATTCTATTGGAAAACATTTCTATCACCCTTTCATTGCATACTATACACTTTCTTCATCTGCCAAATTCAGGTATTCATCTACTGTATACTTATGTTTATTTTCACAAATTTGATTTACCTTAATAAATACATCAGTGCTTCCTTCTTTAACACCAATGTTACAAATAATTGTTGGTAAACCTTTGGATTCCAGAATTTGATTTAACTGAGCAATATCTTTTTCGATATTATCTTTGGTTTCTCTAATTATTGGGCTAAATACATATTTTGGATACAATGTATTGCGCTCAAATTCTGCCAATTCTTGATTGATTTGATCTAAAATTTCCCTTCTAGACATTTTCACTTTCCTCTTTCTCAATAAATTCTGGTGGTAAAATAATGTCATGAGCATATGGTAATGTAAGAAATACACTACATAAAGTTCTCCATTCATCCTGCTTATGATTATGTCTCCATCGGTAAATATTTGTAGCTACTTCATAATTAAGCTGGACAGTTCTCTTCTGATTAAATGTAGATGGTAATGACTGAATCAACTGCCACCACATTTCTTTTTTCTGCTCTTCTGTAAATCTGTCATCATTTTTAGCTGCTAAGTAAGCTAACCGATCATTGTTTAACAAGTCAATTGTCATATTAAGAACTTTCATATTTTCTTTATCAAGATGCTCATGAGAAAACATATCTGTTGTAAATGGATATGCTTCAATCTTATGCATAGTAGAGCAACTGTCTGCTACAGTACCAACCTTATAGGTATCAAACTCTTTCCACCAATATAATGGAGCTGAAATATCCATTGTAATAATGAGATACCGTTTATACTTAGAATGTACCGGTCCACCCATATGCAGATTCTTTGCAAGATTTAAATCATTGGGTCCCATCTCACAAACCTGAAATCCAGTTACTGGATCATTTGTGATAACAGAATCTGCTCTACTCCATGAATCTTTTGGGTTTCGCATTCCACGTAATGCAGGTCTCCAACCAGCTACTTCAATTTGATCGATCTTAATCATAGTGTCAAACCTCCTAAAAAAATATTATTTTTTTCTCTGTGAAATCAAAAAAAAAAAGACATTTCACAATTAGTGAAATGTCTTTCCAAATATTTTTTGTTAATTTACACTTTTTAGAATCTGTCTTATCAATGAATCAATCACATTCCAATTATTCTTACCATCATAGACCATGGAATTTCTTCCATAGATATCTAAAACATAAGAATTGAATGATTGTGTCACTAATATTACAGGGATTCTATTTTTTACACATTCTGTAATGTGTTCTGGTTTGTCATCTACGAGTAAAGAAAAGTCATTTTCTTTGCAATACAATCCTTTGTCATGAATTCCAAAAATGATTTTCTCATCTAAAATTCCAAAATCATGTTTTGCAAACCATGCATAGGTATCTCTTTTCATCATATACCCTTTGTATGATTCATCTTCTTTATTTCGATCTGGTTGTCTCGATGTCACAATATAGACATCAATTCCATCTCGTATCAAACCTCGTATTCGTTCTTCTACAAAAGGTTTTGTCTTACAGTTCTTTACAGAAGAAGGAAATGAAATTTGTTTGTACTCATTATGATATTCATCTGGCATTCCAAACATTTCAGTTGCATATCTCTGTGTTAAATCAACATGATCATATTGAATATTATGTTTTCTACAAAATTGCATGCCAAGCTCAAGATCATGAATTTGTCTTTCATTGATGGTGTCATCTATGTCAATTGCAATCTTATACATAATTGCCTCCATTAAACATTATTTTTTAATAGATTGTCATAGACTATGTTGATTAATCGATCTACTTCACGAAATATCTGTTCATGTCTAGTCATAGATTTTAATAATGCTGTAGATGCAGCTGGAATATCATGCAATATTGTAAGATACTGCTGATTTGTTACATCATGCAATAAAATAAACCTTACAATATTTTCCCGGTGATCACGATATAAACTATCCATTTCTTTTGTAATTTTGTCATATTTTGGTCCAAGATAGCTTTTATCCTTTGCAAGTTGAATGATTTCTTCGTAAGTCTTTTCCATACTTCTCCCAAATTGAAATATTCGATTGTATGTCTCTTCCAGAACTTCCATAGGAACATCCATATCTTTCTTTTCTTTGTCCATCGTATCTTCCATTCTTAATTCCTCCTTTTATATAAGAAAAAAGAAACCAATGATAAAATCATTGGTTTCCTTATTTGTGTATTACTGAATTTTTGTAATATCTTCTTTTGTTACTGCAAGCATCAAAGTGCCTGCTTTGATAATCACACGATCACCAAGAATCTTTGATACCAGATACTGATTCCGAAATGCAAATGATGGAATGACAGAGCCTGTGACAGTTCTACGATTCTCTTCTGCATGAGCATTTAACTTCACTTTATCAAACTCATGGAATTCAGAATCATCTTCTACTTCCTTAGTAATTTCTGTTTCTTCCAGATCATCACTCTCATCATCAATTGGTGGATTCATAAAATCCTCGGACGGAGTTTCTGCAGTTTCTTCAACTTCTGTTTCTGTAACAGCTTCTGGTTGAACTTCTTCATCTGCTTTTGTTTCTACTTCTGCATCTTCTGCTGCTACTTCAGCTGGAGTATCTTCAACTGTGTCAGTTGGTACTACTTCTGGTTCTACTGATGCTTCTGCATTTTCAGTTTCGATTGTATTATTTGTAGCTTCTACAGTAGGTTCTTCTACTGGAGCTGCAACTGGAGTCGAAGTTGTAGTTACCGACTTATTTTTATTCTTTGACATCTTTATACATCCTTTCTCTGATTATAATCTTAGTTTTAGGTAATTGTTTTCGATATCTAATAAATTAAAAATCTAATCAATCATCATCTTCATCAAGATCATATTCATCAAAATAATTTAAAGACATCAAGACATCAGTGTTGCTTTCATTTTCTACAATCTGACTTTCCTGAATGTCATATTC